AAATAAATTATATAAATCCTTTGAAAATCAGATTTTCAAGATACGCGCCTGTAGCTCAGTGGATAGAGCAGTGGTTTCCGGTACCATGAAAAACCGACTTAGAGCCTTATAAAACAAGCACTTCTTAAAAACTTCACCCTTATTTCACCCTTATTAAATCGAAAAGAGGTAGTTAAAAAATGGCAAGAGTAAGAAAAGTAGAGCTTACATCAGAAGAAATTAAGGCACAAATTACATCTATAGAAGAACAAATTACTAAGCTTACAGAAGATATCAAAGGCTTGAGAGTGCAGAAAAAGAATCTTTCTAAAGATCTTGTTGCAGCAGAGAAGAAAGAAGCAGCCGTAAAAGAAGAACAATCTATGAAAGATCTTGCCAAATTACTTCGAGAAAAAGGACTTTCTGTAGAAGACGTTCGGAATATGCTTGATAAAGAATCAAAGTAAAAAAATGGGTAGCCAAGTATAATGCTTGACTACCCATAAATTATAGTACATTGTCTTTTGTATATCTGACTTCCAGAGATTCAATATCTGGAAGTAATTTCTCATGATAAATATCATTTCCACCAGCCTTTTCATAAAGCTTTCCCATCTCTAGGAATGTCTTTAATCCATCCGGTGTGATGTACCCTTGTGCCATAAAGTCTCTATGCATTCTCCAGAGAGAACTTCTAAATGATGCTACAGTACACTCATCTTGATTAGTTATAAAGTTCTGCATCAAAGTTGTAAGATCAGTAAGCTGTGTGCTCAGAGTATTTTGATTTGTTCTCAGATCATCTCTGATATTAATGGACTGGTCATGATAATTATGTTGAGACTGTTCAAAATCAGCAATTTTCTGTTCCATATCAGACAACTTCTTCTCTAAAGCTTTCTTCTGTAGAGATGCTTTTGTTTCGAGACCAAGAACATCAAGAAGTTTCTCCCATCCAGCTTTTAAAGCTATAACAAGCATTGCACAAAGAAGTAAAGATATGATCACATTGATCTCACCAAACTCATGGATTTTCTGTATCTGTTCTATTCCCATGACGTACCTCCTTATGCCTTAATGATATATTTGAGAAAGAAAAGAGCCAATAGATAAGCCTTGTTCAAAGCTATTAACAAGTTCTTTGATAAGCCACATTAACATATCGTTTTTAATATGTTTTTCTAAGAATTGAATTAACTTATCCTGTGGAATAGATGGATAACATTTACGAATGTCCAGTTTAGAAAAATATTTAAGAGATTTATTACGCATCCATCTTTGTATTATACGAGAGCCTTTTAAGCATCCTCTATCCTTGATAGAAGCATACTGATGAACGCCTATGCGACATAATAATGGTTTAAGTCCTTCAATTGCAATATAATCATATATTTGTTGTTTTACATGTTGGATTCCTATATTACGGATTTTATGAGAAGAAGGATCAATCTTTTCTTTGTACCAGATTGGTGGAAATGATATAGATTTGCTGATAAGTTCTGAACGAATAGTATCTATTAAAAACTCAATAAATACTTTTAAAGCTTTTCTACCATAACGATAATGAATGTTATATATTTGACATTTCCTCAATCCAGAAATACCAGATAATAACTCTAATGTATCATTACGTGTATATTTATCTTTCAAACACTTATACGTTGCTTTTGAAATTAAATTACGATCAGTTATGTCGATATTTTTACAATATCGTTTCATTATCAACAGGTTCCTCCTTTTTATCTTTTTGTATATATACATCGTTATACGATTGTATTTAAAAGGCTTTTCGTAAGTACTACTAAGCCCCACTATCAAAGTGCTCCCTATGAAAGCAGAGTTGGTCTATAAAAATCATTTTAGCCATCCGGCTACGTCAGTCTCCTGAACACTTTTTAAAAGTGCGAAATGTGTTACTAAAGATCTGTAATTGTAAATACAATTAGCGGCGCAGTAATTCCAATTCGTCCTGTCAAGCCTGTTCCTGCAATTCAAGTAAGAACAGCCTGCATTCGAACCATTCCTGAGATTACCGCCCGTAACACAAGACCGTTTTTTATTTAAGGTTTCAATAATGCGTTGGTCGCAATTTCATCAGCCAATTCATTATATATAATTCCGACATGGGATTTCACCTTAACAAACCCCATTTTTATTTGTTGAGAATACAGAGTCATTTCATCTACATAACTTTCAGTATAATTTGTATTCGTTCCCCATTCTTTTGTTAGCCACTTTAAAATACCTTCATAATCATAAAAAATTGTTATTTTTTGAATGCCTTTTTCTATAGCTTTTTGAACAGCGAACTTCACAGCTTCACATTCGTCGGCGACATTATGAAGCTTAATTATTTCTTTATGTGATTGCGTATTCCATCGGAATACTTTGTCATAAGTTTCTTTATTCCATTGAGTAAATAAAACAACTCCATACCCAGCTTTATTCTTATTTTGTGAGTAAGCTCCATCCGTAAATGCGATCGCTTGGTTAGGCGGTAATTTAGTGATCATTTCATCTACAGATGCATTAAATATATTTACTTTTTCAGGTGTCCAAATTTGTTTCATGTATTATATCCTTTTCTTTTTAGAAGAGGGGAAGAGTTCCCCTCTTTTCTCTCTGCGTTTGCTTCGCAAACTTGCTCGAAAATTCACCCTTTCAGACGACCTATTTTTAATCGGCGGCGCAGAAATGCCAAGACGCCCCGCCAAGCCAGTACCCGCAAGCCAAGAAAGAACAGCCCGCATCCGAACCACCCCAGAGAGAACAGCCCATCAGGTATTCACGAGTGCCAGAAGTACTTGTACCACCTGCGTACAGCATATCAGCCCAACCTTGAGAATTTGAAGAACCTTTTGCGGATGGGAACCATCCACCAGTATTAACATCAACTGAAATGTCACCAATCCAATAATCAGATCCTTTTCCATCTAGATTAGCAGGAATTGTACCAATACATGTATATTTACTTCTAATTGTTGCATCAGAAGAACTATGAGCAAGACCTTTTGGAGCAATATATACTTTCTTGCTATAATCGCTCTGGAAATCCATAACTGTGTCAGAAGCAATAAGATAAGCACCTACTGCATACTCACGTCCCTGTACTCTATATGCATGTTTTCCATCAGTATTAGACACAGGAGAACCATCATGACGACCAATAACAGTATCGGTAGTTCCTGACCACCAATGCATAGAACTGATTGTAATAGGAGCATTCACAGTATCAGATAATTTAATAGGAGTGGTATTAAATCCTGTTTTAATATCAAGATATACAGCTTTATTATTCTCATCAAGTGTTTCTATACGCAACACTTTTACATCATCTGCGTATTTATGAATATTCGTTACTCCACGGTCATTATTTACACCGTTCTTAGTATCATTAAGTTGTCCATAACCAACTGACACATAAGAACCAACAAGAATATTTTGCGCCTGTGCATTTGTTAGTGGAAAATATGTATGTGCGTCCGCAGATTGAACAGAAGCAGAATATTGGAAATTGTATGATGTACATCCCTGGAATAAACTCTGACTATTCTTTGTCGCACCCTTGATAATGTTAAAAAGAATCTGGAATGTATTTCTTTCTGCGCCAGCTCCCCAATAGCCTTTACCTTTTTTCTGATAATTAGTAATTATATTGTTATGACTCTGATTTCTTTCAGGTTTTAATCCAGGCTGACTTCTCAGTAGTCCATCAGAAGCAATACCTGATACATAAGCAGAACCGATACAATATGGAAGAACTGTACCATTAGCACGTTTACATTCTGTCCACGGTTTCAGACCATATTCTGTATTAGGCATATCAGAAATCGTAACAAGATCATACTCTGGATTAGAAGCGTCCCAATTCCAGTAGAAGCTCATCTGCATAGCACCTACATCAACTGCACCTGTAGTAGCATAGTTGCTGTCATACTCTGTAGCGACAGGATAAGCAGTACCATCATCATTACGCTTGTAATTACAATGCACCCACTCAAACATAGGATGATTGCCATTGAGATAGTCGTCTTTTCCTTCTGTAGTATCAGTAGATGGAACAAATTCAAGTCCTGCATTATCTAAGAGTTTTTCACCTGTAGAAGTGGGATTAGTTGCGAATTTCCAAATTTTTGTTTGGTAAACTTTACCTGTACGCTGTAAATTATAATAATTTTTTACTGTATCAATATGTGGTGTTTTCTGCTTAACATCAACAAAAGTTTGCACAGAGATATAAGTGGATAACTCCTCACCTGCTTTACGAATATCTTCAAGAGCTTTTTCACGCTCTGTTTTGATATAATCATTCCATTCTTTTTCAGTTCCGCTAAAAGTTCCTAATCTAACGGCAGTCTGATAAGCGGATTCTCCAATTAATCCTGCAATTGGATTAAATTGTTTTGTTTTTGGATCACGAATTTTAGCTGATCCTAAATTCATTTTTATCATTGTATAAATACCTCCTAAATTGTGGTGGTTAAAAATTTTCAATATTTTAATTGTAAAATTAAAAATAGATGCTAAAATAGCATCCAAACATTTCCATATTTACCAAATTTTTTACAATGAAATGTGCCTTTCAATCAGGTATAATTTCCCTATCAAGAAAGGAGGTGGTAAATATGGCATTATATGAGATTAAAAATTACATCAAGTTACTTTGTATAAGGATTGACCATATCGAAAGCTATGTGGTAGACGAGTTAAATACATCTGATGAACAAAAGATTAATGAATTCATTAACACATATAAACATCGAAAAGGTCTAAAGATCCTTATATTTGAGATAACAGATGAAGCCCACATGATTACATATGAACAAATGCAAAGTTTCATCCATACACTCCATGTGTTTGATTATATCAGGCAAATCATTGAAAATGAAACAAATAAACTTGTAGTTGTCAATGATGATGAGAGTCCTGATGCGTTGCAAACTGATTCTTATTTGCATAGGTTGTTAGACTTGGGTAAATAAGAGAGAAGGGCAGGAGAGTGTTTCTTCTGCCCGTTTTGTTAGTTAACTAAAGCCCTCTTTAGTTAATTAATAATATCAGACATTATGGCAGAATAATTCTTAAAATCAAAAAAACCTATATACTTAATTTTCGTTATCGTGCTTGAATTCATCACGTTATTTAATACAGCCCATGGCAAAAGTGATGCATCATCAGCCCCTATTAAAGTAAGAACTTGGTTATTTTCAAGATTTCCGATACTTTTAGTATGATTCATATTGTCTTGTTGATCAGTTAACATAAGAGTTGCTTGTGTTTGCTCATTATAGGCGGTGTTTGAAGATAAGACCACCACACAAAAAAGTTTCTGTTTTTCTTTTAACGTGAACCTAGGCCCGCTGTAATTAACATCTCCATTATTTTTAAAAGCGTACATAGCATCGCTATATTCATTAGATACATTAGTACACTTAACATAATTAATCGCTGTCGGTTTTTTTGCACTGTATGTTTCTTCCAGAGTCAAAATTTTATCAATATTGTAACTAACAATATCGTTTTTTAACACCGTTATGTTATTTTTCACTCCACCATCCTGCAATGCGACTTTCAATGATGATAATATCAATGAATTGGTATTACAATTGCTATTTAAACTTATGATATCGTCCTTAGACGAGTCATTAACGCTAGAACCATATTTTGATGAAATTAAATTGATAACATTTCTGCTACAATTTACAAATTCAGCAAGTACGATTGATGCGTCGTCCGTAATGTGTGTTCTTATCCCATCTAAGTTAATGTTCAATATATTATTATTAAAATTCTCGAATATCGCACATTTGTTATATATATCTTGAATCTCTACATTCGATATAGTATTCCTATTACCTTTAAAAAAACAAGAAGAATCAGAATTTTCCCCGCATGATAATATCTT